CCCGCAGTTCCGATGCGCGCAGGCCACCGAGGGCCGAGACGATCAGATGCGGCTTGAAGTCCTCGTCGGCCGCCTCGATCAGCGCGCGGATCGCCTCCTTCGAGGGCACCGGCGCCTTGTGGTCGATCCGGCTCGATTTGATGATGCGAACGCCGTGGGCGGCGTTGGTGAACAACTGGCCGTTGTCGATGGCGTGGTCGAGGATCAGCTTCAGCACCGAGATGGCGCGGCGGGTCAGATGCTCGGACCGCCCGTTCAGCAGCAGCCGGTCACGGAACTCGTTGACATGGCGGCGGGTCAGCTGGGCGATAAGCTTGTCCCCGATCCCGACCTCGGGATCCTTGATGTGCAGCCGCACATAGTCGCTGTAGCCGCGCAGCGTCGAGCGCTCCATCCGCCGCCCGGTCTTGCAGCGGACCTCGCAGTGATCGAGCCAGCTTTTCGCGGCCTCGGCCACCGTGATGCTCTCGCTGTCGGCCAGATAGGTGTGGTTGGCGACCAGCGAGCGGACCTTCACCAGATAGACGTCGGCATCCTTCCGGCGCGGGAACAGCTTCGAGCGGCGCTTGCCAGCCTGGTCGGTGAAATCCACCTGCCAGCGCACCAGGCCCGAGGGCAGCGTTCTCTTCCGGATCGTGGCCATGCGTGTCCTCCAACGCTTCATCACGCTCAAGTCCGCGGGACAGGCAAGGCCCGAATTTCCGAGGTGAACGAATACCATTGACAGCGTGTCGGAGGTCATCTATCCATAGCTCAGACGCACTGTCAAAGGTAATCGCCATGAACCAGGAATTCACCATCCAGCAGCTCGCGGATGCGGCGCAGCTGACCCGCTATCAGGTCGAGGCGTGGATCTCCCGCGGCCACTTCAAGCCGGAAAACCCGGTCGAGACCGGCAAGGCCCGGAAGTTCACCTACGAGGATGCCATCGTTCTAGGCGCGGTTGCCGAGTTCAGCCGCCTCGGGCTCTCGCCTGCGGTCGGCTCGATGCACACGGCGCAGCTGCGGTTCCGCGACGGGCGTGGGGCGCTGTTCGTGATCAGCAAGGTCTTCCGGCAGGTCAGCGCCACCGAGGCCAACCCCGACATCGAGGGCGAGATCGACATCACCTCTGGCAGCATCGTCCCGACCGCCGAGATCGCCAGCATCGTAGCCGATCCGAAGGTTCGCGCCTTCGCGGTGGTCAACCTCGAGCAACTCGAACACCGGGTGCGGGCGTCTCTCGGCGTCGCCTGACCCCACCAGAAACTTCGGAGGACACCATGCAGGAGCATTTGCGGGCTGGACCCGCCACGGAGGAGGCTTGCCCGACGCTGGCCGACGATCTGCTGCGCGGCGCGGACGCCATCGCGATCTTCGTCTTCGGCGACGCGAAGGCGCGGCGGAAGGTCTACTACTATGCGGGCGAGGCCAAGGTGCGGATGCCCACCTTCCGGATGGGCAACGTGATCTGCGCGCGGAAATCCACGCTGCGCAACTGGATCGAGATCCAGGAGGGCGTGCAATGATGGACCCGCTCTATCGGTTCACGCCGTGGGATCACGTCATGCTGGGCGAGCGGCTGCGCGGCTGCCGAGGGGCGATCATGGACCTCCTGGCCGTCGCCCCGCCCGAAAGCGAGACAAGCCGCCTCGCGCGCGAGACCATCGCAGCCGTGGATCGGCTGCGCACGGAGATGGACTGCCACATGCAGATTACTCGGCAGCTGCGGCGCGATCCGCGGCGTCTGAGCCGGCATGTCTACGGCGGGCAATCGCACTTCTCCGGCTGTTTAGCCAACGCGGAGGAGCGCGCGCGGGACGATTTCGCGGGCTGGGAGATGGAGGACTGAGCCATGGAGGAAGCGATCCGCACGACCGAAGACATGGCCAGCGCCGAAGCGTCGGCGGATGCGTCCACCGTGGCGCCGGTCCCGGCCCTTCCCGAGGACCCGACCGACCTGCGCCTGGCGCTCCACCGCAACGGCTATCGCCCGATCCCGGTGCTGGGCGCGCATGTCGCCATGAAGGGCGCGGGCAAGCGGCCGATGATGAAGGGCTGGGAGACGGTCTGCGCCAGCGCCGACGACGCCGAGATCGCGCGCTGGACGAAGGCGCAGCGTAATTGCACCAACACGGGCCTGCTGTGCGGCGAGTTGGTCGGTGTCGATATCGACGTGCTGGACCGCGACCATGCCCACCGGCTGACCTGCATCGCCACCGAAATGCTCGGCATGTCGACCGCCTCCCGCATCGGGCGCGCACCGAAGATCCTGCTGGCCTTCCGCACCGATGCGCCGTTCGACAAGGTGCAGACCAGCGAGTTCCACATGCTCGACGGCACGGTGGCGCGGGTCGAGGTGCTGGCGACCGGGCAGCAGTTCGTGGCCTTCGGCATCCACCCCGACACGAAGGCACCCTATCATTGGCCGGACCGCTCGCCGCTCGACGTGCCGCTGCACGAGCTGCCGATCGTCAGCCGCGACCGCTGCGCGGCCTTCATCGCGGCGGCCGAGGAGTACCTGCGCAAGGTTGGCGGCCAGACCACCGCCGACCGGCGCGAGATCGACCGCGATGGGCGAAAGGCCGCCGGGCTCAAGCAGAAGGAAGCCCCGTCGCGCGCGCTGATCGAGGAAGCGGTCGCCCACATCCGCAACGACGAGCTGCCCTACGACGACTGGATCAAGGTCGGGCTCGCGCTCTACGCGGCGCTCGGGCCCGGTGGCCGCGGCCTGTGGGAGACCTGGTCGGCTGAGGCGTCGAAGAACGACGCTGCCTACACCGCCGAGAAATGGGACAGCTTCGCCAGCGTGCGCAGCGTCACCGTCGGCACGCTGTTCTGGCTGGCGCGGCAGAACGGCTGGCGCGCGGAACGGGTGGAGCGGGTGCGAACCTCGCGCGCTCGTATTCCAGACGGCCAGGATGCCGACGATGACGACGGAGACGGCCGCCCGGTGATCCGCATCTTTGCGGGCTTCCTGCACAGGGCCGTCGACATGGCCGAGGGCGCTCTGATGCAGGCGGGGCTCGGCTACTATCAGCGAGGCAGCATGGTGGTGCGCCCGGCGATGGTGCCGGTGGCGGTCTCGGATGGGCGCACTGTCGACGCGCCCCGGCTGGTGGACGCGAAGGCGCACCACATGGCCGAGGCCTTCACCCGCGCGGCGAATTGGAAGCGGTTCGACAAGCGCGAGGGCGAGTGGCTCAGCACCGACTGCCCGCACAGGATCGCGGAGACCTTCCTGGCGCGCGAGGGCCAGTGGCGCCTGCCGGTGCTGACCGGGATCATCAACTGCCCGACCCTGCGGCCTGACGGCTCGATCCTCGATCTGCCCGGCTACGACGCGCAGACCGGGCTGCTGTTCGACCCGCAGGAGGTCCGCTTCCCCGCCCTGCCGCGCGATCCCGACCAGGCCACGGCCCTTCGCGCGCTCGCCTTCCTCAAGGATCTGATTTCGACCTTCCCGTTCGTGACAGACGCGGACCGCTCGGTCGCGCTCTCCGGGATCCTCACCGCGCTGATCCGCCGGTCTTTGCCGACCGCGCCGCTCCACGGCTTCAACGCGCCGACGGCCGGGACGGGCAAATCCATGCTGGTCGACCTGGCGAGCCAGATCGCAACCGCCCGCCCCGCGCCGGTCATCGCGCAGGGCAAATCCGAGGAGGAGATGGAAAAGCGGCTGGGCGCGGCGCTGATCGCGGGCGGCGTGCTGATCGCCATCGACAATTGCGAGGAACCGCTGGGCGGCGAGCTCCTGTGCCAGACCCTCATCCAGACCAGCCTCAAGGTCCGCATCCTCGGCAAGTCCGTCAACGCCGAGGTGCCGAGCAACGCCGCCGTCTTCGCCACCGGCAACAACCTGACCCTCGAGGGCGACATGACCCGCCGCGCCATCCGGGCGACGCTGGACGCGGGCGTCGAGAGACCCGAGCTGCGCGCCTTCGACCGCGATCCCCTCGCCATGGTGACGGCGCAGCGCGGCGACTACGTCACGGCCGGGCTGACGGTCCTGCGCGCCTACCACATCGCCGGTCGGCCCGAGATGCGCGCGCCGCTCGGCTCCTTCGCCGACTGGTCGCGCTGGGTGCGCGACGCGCTGATCTGGCTGGGTGAGTCTGATCCCTGCGACACGATGGAGGGCATGCGGGGCGCCGACCCGAAGCTGGAGGCGCTGACCACCGTGCTGGAGCAATGGCGCGAGGTGATCGGCATGGACAGGGTCAGCGTCCGCGAGATCATCGAGCGCGCGACGGAGCAGCGCCAGCAGCTCTACGGCCGGTCGGAGTTCATCCACCCCGAGTTCCGGGAGGCCCTGCTGCGCGTGGCGGGCGAAGGCGGCGCGATCAACGGCGGTCGGCTCGGCAAGTGGATCGGCGGGCAGCAGAACCGCATCGTGAACGGGCTGCGCCTGGTCTCGGCCGGGGTGTCGGCAGGGCGCGCGCGGTGGCAGCTGGAGGTCGCGGAGAACGGGGCCGCGCCGATCAACGACGGTTCTGAAGTTCTCCGGAGCCATGCCGATGCGTGACGCTCATTCCCGATCCGTCTGGTGGGTTTGGTGGGTTTGGTGGACTTGTCCCCGGCCAAATCTGTGTCTGTCGCCCGAAGTGTCAGCGACGTGGGACGTCGCTACACGTGACGCCACGCATCACGCCACCATGCATAACATGACAGTTTACAGGGGCAGGCCGGATCACCCCACCAATCTCCACCATCCCCACCAGACAGATCGTCAACCGGCGGGACGGCCCGGCACGGCCCGCGACAACTTCAGAACCGTCGTTAGCGGTTGGGAGCGCCGGATCGCGCTCTACCGGGCGGTTCCTCCCGGGCCGATCCGTATGTGGGGACGCGCAGCGCATAAGCCCGCCAGCGTCAGGGGGCGGAAATGACTAAACTCGACAGCCACGAGACCAAGACCGCCTTCGCCGCCCGCGTCGGGCTGACCAAGGGGCGCATCTCGCAGCTGGTGGCCGAGGGCCTGCCGGTGCGCGCGGACGGGCGGATCGACGTGGCGGTGGGGCTCGCCTGGATCGAGGACAACCTCGACCCCGCCCGGCGCAACAGGGGTGGCGCCATGAGCCCCGCCCGCGCGGCGACGACGCTGGCCGAAGCCAAGCGGCTGCATGAGATCGTGAAGGTCCAGCGCGCCAAGCTGGCGTTCGAGCGCGAACAGGGCCAGTTGGTCGAGACCGCTGCGGCCACCAGGACCGTGTTCGCGCGCGCCCGTGCAGAACGCGACGCGCACATGGCGTGGGTCCAGCGCACGGCGCCCCTGCTGGCGGCCGAGCTCGGGGCCGATCCCCGCGCCACCTTCGCCGCCCTCGAACGGATGATGCGCGAGCATCTCGAACACCTGGCCGACCTGCCGCTGGGGAGCTTTGGCGATGGTGCCTGAGATTGACCTCGCCTGGCGGCGCGGCATCCGCCCCGAACCTCCCATTCCGGTCTCGGACTGGGCCGACCGCCACCGCATCCTGCCGCCCACTTCGGCCGAGCCGGGCCGCTGGCGCACGGACCGCACGCCCTATCTGCGCGCCGTGATGGACGCGCTCTCGACAGCGAGTCCCTACGAGCGCGTCGTGCTGATGAAGGGCGCGCAGACCGGCGGCTCGGAGGCCGGGCTGAACTGGCTGGGCTACATCATCCAGAACGCGCCCGGCATCGCCATGCTGGTCATGCCCTCGCTGGACATGGTGCGCCGGAACACCACCGTTCGCATCGACCCGCTGATCGAGGCGACGCCTACGCTCCGCGAACTGGTCGCCGCGCCCCGCTCCCGCGACGCCGGGAACAGCCTGTTCCGCAAGTCCTTCCCCGGCGGCCAGCTGGTGATGACCGGCGCGAACAGCGCGGTGGGGCTGCGCTCCACACCGGTCCGCTACCTGTTCCTGGACGAGGTGGACGGCTATCCCGGCGACGCCGATGGCGAGGGCGATCCCGTCGATCTGGCGATCCAGCGCACCGCGACCTTCCGCGGGCGGCGCAAGATCTACATGGTCTCCACGCCGACTCTGAAGGGCCACTCCCGCATCGAGGCCGCTTTCGAGCACAGCGACCGGCGCTTCTACCACGTCCCCTGCCTGCATTGCGGGGACATGGCGCCAATCACCTGGGCGCGCATCCGCTGGCCCGAGGGGCGGCGCGACCAGGCGCATCTGGTCTGCGAGGCCTGCGGCGGCATCCACCACGAGCACGAGAAGCCCCGATTGCTGGCCGCGGGCGAGTGGCGCGCGACGGCCGAGGGCGACGGCCGCACGGCGGGCTTTCACCTCTCCGCGCTCTATTCCCCGTGGGAGACATGGGCCGAGATCGCGGCCGAGCATGGCCGCGTCCGCAAGGATCCGCCCCGGCTGCAGGTCTGGGTCAACACCAGGCTGGGCGAGTCCTGGGAGGACCAGGCGGGCGACACCGTGCCCGCCGACCCGCTCATGGCCCGGCGTGAGGATTGGGGCGAGGCGCTGCCCGCCGCCGCCGCCGTGCTCACCGCGGGCGTCGACGTGCAGGGCGACCGGATCGAGGTGCAGATCCTCGGTTGGGGCCGCGACGAGGAGGCGTGGGTGGTGGACTACCGCGTGCTCTGGGGCGACCCGTCCGGGCCGCGCCTCTGGTCCGACCTCGACATGGTGCTGCAGGCGACCTTCCCTCATCCCGCGGGGCTCGACCTTCCCGTGCGCGCCGCCGCCATCGACACCGGCGGCCACCACACCAAGATGGCCTACGAGTTCTGCCGCACCCGCCTCGACCGCCGCATCTGGGCGATCAAGGGCCGCGGCGGGCCCGGCATTCCGGTCTGGCCGCGCCGGCCGACGCGCACGAACAAGGGCAAGATCCCGCTCTTCATCGTCGGCGTGGACGCGGTGAAGGACGCCGTCTACGCCCGCCTGCGCTTGACCGAGCCCGGCCCCGGCGCGATCCACTTCCCGCGCCGCCTCGACGCCGATTACTTCCGCCAGCTGACCGCCGAGCGCGTCGTCACCCGCTTCGAACGCGGCCGACCCATCCGCTCCTGGCAGCCCAAGCGCGACGGCGAACGCAACGAGGCCCTCGACACCTTCGTCTACGCCCACGCCGCCCTGAACGGGCTGATCAGCATGGGGCTCAGGCTGAACGAGGAGGTGGAGGGCCGAACTGCAATGCCTGAGCAGAAAGCCCAAGGTGTGATCCGGTCACGTTGGGTGGCGAGCCATACATAATCAGGCAAGATAAGACCTTACAATCTCGACACTAATCGATTTTCCGCATAGACCGTTCTGACCAGTCTTGGAGACTTGCATGCGCCTTTCTTGGAACGAAATCCGCTCAAGAGCCGCAACATTTGCGCGGGAGTGGCAGGGCGAAGGATACGAGAAAGGGCAAACCCAGCTCTTTTACCGCGATTTCTTCGAGGTCTTCGGCGTGCCGGTTCGGCGCGTCGCTGCGTTCGAGGAGCCAGTGAAAAACCTTGGCGACAAGCGCGGTTTTATCGATCTGTTCTGGAAGGGAATGCTACTTGTCGAACAAAAGAGCGCAGGGCGTGATCTAAAGAAAGCGAAAACGCAGGCACTGGACTATTTCCCAGGCCTCAAGAACGAGGATTTGCCGCGCTACATTCTGCTGAGCGACTTCCAGACATTCGAACTCTACGACCTCGAAGATGGAGACGAGCTGAAATTCCCGCTCGCAGATTTGCACAAGCACGTCCAAAAGCTCGGGTTCATCACGGGCGTTCAAAGGAAGACGTTCAAGGACCAGGACCCGGTCAACATTCAGGCATCGGAGTTGGTCGGTGCCCTGCACGATGCCCTTGAGGACTCGGGCTACGTTGGCCACGACCTTGAGCGCTTTCTCGTCCGCATCGTGTTTTGTCTATTCGCCGACGACACCGGCATTTTCGAGCCGCGCGGCGTTTTCGAAGAGTTTATCGAAGGACGCACGCGGGAAGACGGTTCGGACCTCGGCGGGTGGCTGGCCGCACTTTTTCAGACACTTGATACTCCAGACGCCGAGCGCGCGAAGACGCTCGACGAGGATCTTCAGCAGTTCCCCTACGTGAACGGAGACCTGTTCCGTGAAAACCTGCGGCTGCCGTCCTTCAACGCAGAGATGCGTGATCGCCTTCTCGCTGCGTGCAGGTTCGACTGGTCGGAAATTTCGCCCGCAATTTTCGGATCGCTGTTCCAATCGGTAATGGATCGCAATGAGCGTCGCGAGCAGGGCGCACACTACACGAATGAGACGAATATCCTGAAGGTTATTCAGCCGCTGTTCCTCGACGCTCTGCGGGACGAATTCGAGCGGCTGAAGGCGCGCCGTGACAATCGGCGGCGGGCAGAACTTGAGCGGTTCCGCGAGCGCCTCGGCCAGATGAAGTTCTTCGACCCGGCTTGCGGCTGCGGCAACTTCCTGATCATCGCCTATCGCGAGCTCCGCCTGCTCGAGATTGAGGTGGTGCGCGAGCTCATTGATTACCAGCGCGACGCACACGGGCAGTTCATGGGCGTGCTCGATGCCTCGGACCTGTCACGGATCAACGTCGACCAGTTCTACGGGATCGAGATTGGCGAATTCCCGGCCCGGATTGCAGAGACTGCCATGTGGATGATGGACCACATGATGAACAACCGGCTGAGCCTCGAGTTTGGCCCTTACTACGTTCGCATCCCGCTTCGGAAGTCTCCGCACATCGTTGTCGGCAACGCGCTCGACATGGATTGGGCGAACGTCCTTGCTCCGGCTGAATGCACCTTCCTGTTCGGTAATCCGCCCTTCCGAGGCCATCAATACAGGACGGCCGAGCAGCAGGCCGACATGTGGCGCCTCTGGGGACGCCAGGGACAGGTGAACCGTCTCGACTACGTCACCTGCTGGTTCAAGAAGGCGGTGGATTACAGCGCCGCGAACAAGGCGATCGAGATCGCGCTCGTGTCCACCAACTCGATCACCCAAGGCGAGCAGTGCGGTATCCTCTGGCCGCACCTTTTCGGCTTGGGCATTTCGATCCATTTCGCGCACCGGACGTTTCAATGGAACAGCGAGGCGCGCGGCAAGGCAGCCGTGCACTGCGTCATCGTCGGCATGACATGGGGTGAGCCCAAGGACCGGACGATCTTTGAATACGACCATGTCCGTGGTGATCCGCATGCCTCGAAGGTCTCGCGCATCAACGGTTACCTGATCGACGGGCCACAGTATTCCGTCCCGGCGAGATCGCAGCCGCCCGCTGGCCGTCTGCGCATGCACAAGGGAAGCCAACCGACTGATGGAGCCCGCCTGCGCAAACCGGAGGGTGGCTATATCACTCACAGCAATCTGATCCTCGATGAGGAGAACCGCGCCGAGCTCCTGGCGCGTGATCCGAATGCTGCCAAATGGCTGCGCCCCTATGTCGGTGGCGATGAGCTGATCTCAGGCCAGTGGCGCTGGTGCCTTTGGCTCAAGGACGCAGACCCCGCCGAGCTTCGCAAGTCAGCGGCGGTCCAGGAACGCCTCGACCGTGTGCGCTCTGGGCGGCTGAAAAGCCCGACCCCGAGCGTGCAGGAGTATGCGAAGTATCCAACGCTGTTCACGCAAGACCGCCAGCCGTCCGGCCCCTATCTTGCGGTCCCCGAGGTTTCCTCGGAGACGAGGGAGTATATCCCAATGGCGGTTCTGCAGCCCGATGTGATCGCTTCGAACAAGCTGCAGATCATCGTCGGCGCGCCGCTGCTGTACTTCGGGATCCTCACCTCGGCCATGCACATGGGGTGGATGCGAACGGTCGGCGGGCGTCTGAAAAGCGACTACAGCTACTCGCCATCAATCTACAATTCGTTCCCTTGGCCGGAAATGACGCCAGCGAAGGCGCAGCAGATTGAGGCGCTTGCACAGGGGGTTCTTGATGCCCGCTCTGGGTTTCAAACCCTGACGCTCGAGGATCTCTACGACCCAGACTCGATGCCGCCCGTGTTGCGACGCGCTCACGAAAGCCTGGATCGCGCTGTTGATCGGCTCTACCGCCGATCCGGCTTCCGGTTCGAACGAGAGCGCGTGGAGCACCTGTTCCAGCTCTTCGAGAAAGAAGCTGCACCGCTGGACAGCACGATGGCGAAAAAGCCACGGCGCAAGCGGGCCGGATAGGATCGCTGAAGTTTCCGGAGACGCAAAGCATCGACCTGGGTCCGTTTCCCAAACATTCCCAATAGCTTGAGGCTCCGTTTCGGGCGATTCTGTCGCCCATGCGGACCTTCCTCCATCGCCTTCTCGGCTTCGCTCGCACCCGTGGCTTCGACGCTGCGGGTGGCGGCCGGCGTTGGGAGGGGGCGCGGACTGTCGACGGGCTGAACGCGGCGATCCTGGCGGGGGCGACCACGGCGGCGCGGCGGGCCGGGTGGTATGCGCGGAACAACCCGTGGGTCGCGGCGGCGGTCGACAGCCTTGTCGGCAATGTCGTCGGGGCCGGGATCAAGCCGCAATCCACCCACCCTGACCGGGCCGTGCGCGAACGACTTCAGGCGCTCTGGCTGCGCTGGACCGATCACGCCGCTCCGGACGGGCTGGCCGATTTCTACGGGCTGCAGGCCATGGCCGTGCGCGCGATGGTCGAGAGCGGGGAGAGCTTCGCCCGGCTGCGCGTTGCGAGCGACGCCGCCAGCATCCCCCTGCACCTCGAGCTTCTGGATCGCGAGCAGGTTCCCATGGACCTGCACCGCGAGATCGGCGGCGGGGCGCGGATCCGCGCGGGCATCGAGTTCGATGCTGCCGGTCGCCGGGTCGCCTACCGGGTCTTGTCCTCCCGCCTAGGCGATCCTTTGGGGTCTCTCCGCATGGACCCGCTCCGCGTCCCCGCCGCCGATTGCCTGCACCTGTTTAAGCCGCTCGCCGGAGGCCAGCTGCGCGGGATCACCTGGCTGGCGCCGGTGCTGCTGCGGCTGCACGAGCTCGACCAGTTCGAGGACGCCGCGCTGGTGAAGGCCAAGGTCGCGGCGTTGTTCACCGGCTTCATCACCGATCCGGACGGCACGGCGGGCGGGCTCTCGGGCACCAACACCGGCGGCGCGCTGACCGTGGGCATGGAGCCCGGCAGCCTGATCCCGCTGCCGCCCGGCACCGACATCCGGTTCTCCAACCCCACCGAGCATGACGCGTACGCGCCCTTCGTGAAGAACCATCTGCGCGCCGTCGCGGCCGGGCTGGGCCTGCCCTACGAGCTGGTCTCGGGCGACCTGGAGGGCGTCACCTATTCCTCGATCTGAACCGCCCCGGGTTTACCGGAGGGTAATTGTTTCAACGGTCAGGCGGCTCGGTCAAGGGTGTTGAGGTTTGCGAAGTAGGCTTGCTCGGCCTCGGCGGGCGGGATGTAGCCGATGGGGGCGAGCA